CCAATGGCGGTACTGGTGCGACCACTTTAACCGGTTTGGTTGTTGGCAATGGCACGGGCGCAATGACTACGGTCGCCGCCCCTTCTGGAACCGTGGTTGGGACCACAGACACGCAGACCCTGACCAACAAGACAATCAGCGGTTCAAACAACACGCTAAGCAGCATTGCCAACGCGTCGCTTACAAACTCATCAGTCACCATTAACGGCGAAACCGTTAGTTTGGGAGGAACGGCCACTATCGGAGCGGCTACTTCCCAACCGCTAACAGTTGGAACTGGGTTGCAGTACGACACAGGCACCACGTTTAATGGTGCGGTAGCCAAAACAATCAGTGTTAACAACACGGTTGCCACGTTGACCGGTGCGCAGACGCTAACCAATAAAACGCTAACTACACCCGTAATCTCCAGCATTTCGAACACCGGAACTATCACACTTCCACTTGATACAACCACACTGGTCGGTCGCGGCACTACGGATACACTAACAAATAAGCGCATTACATCTCGGGTAGAGACTCAGGTTACAACATTAACACTGGCGCCTGCGGCTAACAGCTACGATCAATTTTGCATTACTGCACAATCCACGCCGCTGGCTATAAGCAACCCGACTGGAACGCCTACTGATGGGCAAAAAATTATTCTCCGGATAAAAGACGACGGAACCGCCAGAGCTTTGACGTGGGGGGCAGACTATCGAGCAATTGGAGTTGTTTTGCCCACGGCTACAACGGCAAGTAAGGTAAGCTACATTGGGTGTATCTACAATACTAACGCGCTCAAGTGGGATGTTGTTGCCGCTATAACGGAGGAATAACATGGCTCTTCGCTACTGGGTTGGTGGAAATGGTGTTTGGGACGCATCCAATACGTTCAACTGGTCAACTACGTCTGGCGGGACTGGTGGGGCTTCGGTGCCCGGATCATTTGATGATGTTCGAGTAGATACAGAGTCCGGTCCAACAAGTACGTATATCACCATCAGCGGAACAAGAGCGTGTAAAAGCTTTATATTCACAGGGCTCATGGGCTTTAAACCAGACACAGGATCTGGGTTTGACACGGCCACCTTAGATGTAAGCGGGGGAACTTTTCGCGTCAACGTTCTTCCATTTCCCAGTAGCAACCCAGTCGGTGGTGGTTTTGATTACTATTTGCAGTGGCTAAACGTAACAATAGATGGCGCAACTAACGAGTTGTTTGTTAGTGTAGCTGAGCTGCGTGATGTAACTTTTGAGAATGACGGGGTATATAGAATATCCAGTAATATTTCAGCCCGGAACATTCTTGTTCAGGCTAGGTCTACCGTAGACCTGCTTGGGTATACCGTAAGTTGCTCGGCATTTGTGGCGTCTAGTGCCGACGCAATTACAAACGGGACCACATCCATAACCCCTATTGCAACCGGATTTGTGGCTGGATTTTCTTCTTGCCCTGACACCACTGGGTTAACCGTTATTTTAAATGACTCTATTTTTATCCCAGAAATAGGACTTAATTCCCCAAGCACCAATGCGCAAAAATTAAATCTTCAGCTTAAAACAACATCAACAACGTGTACGTCATCTGATATTTGTAGCATAAAGAACTTAACGTTTACTGGTTCTGGGGTTAATTTATATCTTTCTGCTGATATGCTTGTTGTTGGTGATATGCTTACCTCTAGCGTAAATGTAACTGGTAATAACAGCTATCTTGCTGTCGCCTCAGACGCTCCATTTACGTCTACTGCGCGCACGGTACAGCTTGGGACAGGCTCTTCTATCTACCGCATGAGTTTTGGCGCAGGGTTAAACGAAGTTAATTTAAGTGGTAGCGCTTCTTTTAATCGGTTTGATGTTGCATCTAAGGCGAACCTTGGAAGCAGCCTGATTACAATTTTAGAGCGGTTTCAGATTTCAACCCTTGCGGAAATTGATGCGGGAACTTCTACTATAAATTTTGAGCCGAAGCCATCCTTTAGCAATATCGCCACCTTGACCACCAACGAGGAAAGTGTTTTTAATATTGTAGAAATTTATAGCCCGGGAACTTTGCGCATCACCTCAACCAGTGGCACTGGAAATAATACGTTTTCAACATTATCTTGCCAAGGCGATGGCGTTACGCTAGCCATTAAAGACGGAACGACGCAAACAGTAGAATCTAATTTCCTTTTAAATGGGACTTCTGAATCGGAGCGAGTGACGCTAACTAACATTAGTGGCGGATCGCCAGCGATCATTTCTAAAGCTAGTGGTACGGTAAGCGCTTCTAACGCAAACATCAGTTACTCTACCGCTACGGGCGGCGCAGAGTTTTTGGCTTTAATCAGCGACGGAAATATAGAGGGGGCATCTGTTACGGGGTGGATTTTTCGATCCTCCAATGCTGGATTGTTTATCTTTTTTTAACGTCTAGATGCTTGCCGAACTCGCTGTTGCCAATGCTGCTTTTGCCGTAATTAAAGAGACGGTAGCCAACGGTGGGGACATCATGGCGGCGGGTAAGCACCTGTTTAGTTTCTTTGATAACAAGGCGGCGATAGCTAAGAAGGCCAACGCAAGCGGCTCTGATTCAGAAGCGTTCTTTGCACTAGAAACGATTAAGCAGAACGAAAAAGAACTGCAAGAGCTGATGATTTACCACGGGCGGGCGGGGCTGTGGGATGACTGGTTAAAGTTTCAGGCCGATGCCAAGCGTAAGCGCGATGCAGAAGCCAGAGCCGCAGTGCTGGCTGAGATTAAACGTAAAGAAGAACTGTGGGCGTGGATCAACGGCATCTTAATTGCTGTTTCTATTTTGAGTGGGGTGATTTTTATCGCCATATTGGTTTGGGCGATAGCTACAAGGGGCTTTGAGTGAATGCTCTATGTCATATACTTTTTCACCATAGTCAGCGGGCGTAACGTGATTATCGATACCATGCCCGTGCCCAACGAGCCTATGTGTGTAGAGATAGTCAGGATGATTAACAGCCAGCCCAGTGCTGGCGGCAGGCGGGTCAAAGCGGCTTGCTACATAAATGTTAACGGAGCAAAAAATGGATGATCTTATTGGAATGGTTAAAGGCTTCGCGCCCGGTATCGCTACTGCGCTTGGGGGCCCTTTGGCTGGTATGGCAGTTAGTGCGCTTTCTAAACAGCTTGGCGTCAAGGATGAAGTAGATGCCGTGATGAAGGCGATCAACAAAGACCCAGAGGCGGAAGCCAAAATCAAGCAACTCGAACATGACAAATTCAAAGCTATTCTTGCAGATAAAAACAGCGCTCGTGAGCGCGAGATGGCTATTGCTGCAAGCGCGAATGCGCCTCTTCTTAATAAAATCGTCACGCCAGCTCTGGCTCTTGGCGTCACAGGCTTATCGTTCGTGCTGTTCGCGGTGCTCATCTTTGTGGAAGTAAAACCCGAAGCCAAAGACATCCTGATCTACATCCTCGGCGTTTTGTCTGCTGCGGTGACGCAGATCCTGTCCTACTACTTTGGTAGCAGCATAGGGAGCAAAGACAAAGGCGATCAACTACGGAGCATTGCAAAATGAAACTAACTGCCAACTTCTCGCTCGCAGAGATGACCAAGAGCGAAACCGCCCTGCGCCATGACATCGATAACACCCCTGATGCCGAGCAGCTAGAGAACCTGACTATCCTGTGTGAGTGCGTGTTACAGCCCGTGCGCGAGCGATTCGGCATGCCCGTTAAAGTCAACTCAGGATTCCGTAGCGCCGAGGTAAACACCAAAGTGGGTGGCTCCAAAACGTCAGATCATTGCCGTGGTATGGCTGCGGACATCGAAATTCCCGGCTTAGCTAACGCCGAGTTAGCGCAGTGGATTGTGGAAAACTTGAGCTTTAGGCAAGTTATTCTTGAGTTTTACACCCCCGGCGTCCCTGATTCCGGTTGGGTGCATGTCAGCTACAACCCCGGCGACAACAAAAAGCAGGCCCTAACAGCTACCAAACAAGACGGCAAAACGGTATACTTACCCGGACTTGTCGCATAAAGGCGCACTATGCCGTTACAGAAGATTGCCTTAAAGCCCGGCGTTAACCGGGAGAATACCCGCTATACGACAGAAGGCGGTTGGTACGACTGCGACAAAATTCGGTTTCGTCAAGGCACGCCAGAGAAAATTGGCGGCTGGGTTCGTGTGTCGGAAAGCACCTATATAGGAGTCTGCCGGTCTTTGGGCCAGTGGAGTACGCTTGACGGGCTTATCTATACCGGCGTAGGCACTAACTTAAAATTTTACATCTACTATGATGGCGCTTATTACGACATTACCCCGCTTAGGGCTACTACGGTCCTAACCGATCCTTTCGATACCACCATTGGTGACTCGATTGTTACCGTAAACGACTCCACGACTGGCGGCATTCAGGCTGGCGATTTTGTCACCTTTAGTGGCGCTACGGCTGTTGGAGGTTTAACCCTAGACGGCGAGTACGAAATTATCACGGTTGCTTTTGACGGTAACTCTTACGAAATTGACGCGGGTAGTGCGGCTGCTTCGACCGCTACTGGAGGCGGGACTGTTACTGCGGAATATCAGATTAATGTGGGCGCGGCCTTAGCTGTTCCAACAATTGGGTGGGGCGCCGGGACATGGGGTGCTGGAGAATGGGGCGTTGGCGTCTCGTCTGACATCAGTCTTCGACTGTGGAGTCAAGCTAACTTTGGGCAAGATTTAGTCTTTGGACCGCGTGGTGGCGGCATTTACTATTGGAGTGCAGCAGGTGGAGTAACCACGCGTGCCGTTGCGGTTGCAGATTCTCCATTCGCAGACAGCGTCCCATCGATTCAGAACTACTTGTTAATCTCCGACATTAGCCGATTCGTTTTTGCGTTTGGCTGCAACCCTTTCGGAAGCGGCACCCAAGATGTGATGACTATCCGGTGGTCAGATCAAGAAGATCCTTATAACTGGGCTCCATCTGCCACCAACCAAGCTGGCGAGCTGCGATTGTCTAGTGGGTCCCGGATTATTACCGCCAATCAGTCTCGCCAAGAGGTGTTGGTATGGACTGATTCCGCCCTGTATTCCCTGCAATACCAAGGCGCTCCGATTGTGTGGGGCGCGCAGTTGGTGGGTGACAATATCTCAATAGCAAGTCAGAACGCGGTAGCCTATGCCAACGGTGTGTCGTACTGGATGGGTGTTGACAAGTTTTACAAGTACGATGGTACTACGCAAACCCTGCGGTGCGATCTGCGCCAGTTTGTGTTCAACAACATCAACCAAAGTCAGCTTACACAAGTGCTTTCTGGGACCAATGAGGCGTTTAACGAGGTCTGGTGGTTCTATTGCGTAGGGGATTCCACGGAAATTACCAACTATGTCGTTTACAACTACGCTGAAGACGTGTGGTATTACGGGACGATGGCTCGCACAGCGTGGCTTGATTCCGGTATCTCTAGCTACCCAATTGCCGCCGGTTATGCAAATAACTTGATGAACCATGAGCTTGGTACAGACGACGCTGAAACTGCGGTTACTTTGCCAATTGCTTCTTATGTTACGTCCTCAGAGTTTGACTTGGACGACGGGCATCAGTTTGTGTTTGTGTGGCGTATCCTGCCGGATATAACGTTCCGTGGCTCTACGGCTTCAGCCCCCGCGGCAACCATGACCTTGCTGCCGCTTAAAAACTCTGGCTCGGGCTACAGTGACCCCGCCTCCGTAGGCGGCACAAACAACGCTGAAATTGTGCGCACTGCCGTTCTTCCGATTGAAGCGTTTACTGGGCAAATCTTTACCCGTATTCGTGGTCGCCAAATGGCAATGAAGATTTCCAGCGAAGGCCTAGGCGTGACATGGCAGCTAGGTTCGCCGCGTATTGACATGCGTCCTGACGGCAGAAGGTAATGGCTAACATTATCACTTCCAACGAGGAGCTGAATCGCTTCACGGCACCAGCCTTGCCTGTTCCCCGTCCCCAGTATGACCCGCAGGCACAGAGCCAGTACAACAACATCCTACGTTTGTACTTTAACCAGCTAGATAATGTCTTTCGCCAGTTACGCTGGAACGAGCCTGTTGACTACATCGACTTTAATACAACCCCTCCAGAGTTCCCGCACCAGACAGGGCGAGTAAACTGGGACGCCCCTGACGCCTGTCTTGAGATAGATTTAGAGTACGGAGTTGTACAACAAGTAGGACAAGAGGTCTACGCCCGTGTAAGCAACAACACTGGGGTTACCATACCCAACGGCACTGCGGTGGGTTTTGCCGGGGCTACGTCAAACTCTCTTAGGGTTTCCCCCTACCTTGCAGATGGCTCGCAGCCTACGGTATACATCTTGGGTGTGATGACCCACGACCTGCCTGACTCTGGGCTAAAGGGATACTGCACGGTATTTGGGTTTGTGAGAGATCTAGACACTACCGGCACGCCGTATGGTGAGACTTGGGTGCAAGGAGATATTCTTTACGCCTCCCCGTCCGTTGCTGGGGGTCTTACTAAGGTCAAGCCTACTGCGCCAAATAACGTCGTTATCATAGCGGCGGTCACCACTGTTAGCGCTACAGAGGGAATTATCTTTGTCCGCCCCACCATCATGGCGCAAATGTACTACGGTACTTTTGCGCGGACCACCAGCTACGCTCCCGCCGTCGCCAACACTGCTTACGCTATCCCCTTTAACTCGACTATTATCGCCAACGGCATATCTATCGGGACGCCTACCTCACGCATAGTGGTAACGCAATCTGGTTTTTATAACATTACCTGCACGCTACAGTACTCCAGCAGCAACTCGTCCACTAAAACAGCGTACGCATGGATTCGTAAGAACGGCACGGACATTGCGCAGTCTTCTCGACTGGTGTCAGTGGACACTAACGGGGGGTATCAGCTTGGGGTTGTGGCCGAGCCGGTCTCACTTGCCGCCAACGACTATATTGAAATTATGGTCGCGGTTACAGATACTGCGGCTACTTTGGCGGCTGTGGGCGCTACTGCGTTTGCCCCCGGGTCTCCTGCCGCTAACCTGACTATTCAGCAGATACAGCAGTAGAATAGAAACATGCGATCTACCCCATCAAACTCCCCAGCGGCAGAGGCCGAACGCGAAGGCCGCGCTACGATTAAGCTCATGCAAGAGGGCTTTCAGTCATTCGGGGTGTCTATAGAGGATGCTAACAAGCGCATTGGCATGTTGGCGCAGAAAGCGCAGGAAGACGGTTTTCGTTTGGTCAGGCTCCGAGATGTTGTCTATACGGTAGAGGTTGCGGGGCCGAGCATGGTTGAAGTCCACGCAATACCGGGCGGAAGTACTAAACAGACCGTGGCTTATCGAATTAAAAAGCTCGAAGAGACACTTCCAAATTTGTTGGCGATAGTGCAGCAGCTCGAAGTAGCCGTGGTTTTTGTCCCGATGCCAAAGGCTGAGGCGAAGCCTTACGCCGAGCTGATGGAGCAATTTGGGTTTACGGCGAAAGATATACCCGAAGATACGGGCGCCAAGGATATGGTCGCCTACATTGCGAGGATCCGCTGATGGTATTAAGCCCGTACACTATTTGCCCGTCTACTGCGGTAGCCGAGACTCGTATTCCAGAGCTGTCCCCTGACATCTTCCCAGAACTCTCTTCGGAAGCGCCTGACTGTTCTCCTGACGAAGATGTTAACTCTCCACGACGCATTGCTGCCCGTGCTGCGTTGGAGCAATTGCAGGCCGCATCTGTTACACAGGTAGCCATTGACAAAGAGCTGCCTCTTGATACAGGCTTCTCTGATAAGCATGAGGTTTTCAACGCGCATTTAGCTACACGCAGCCTAAGCGCTCCGGCAGGGGCGGTCGTTATTGGAGGGGTCCACAAATACCCGACGCTAAATGTACTGATAAAAGGTAAAGTGCTCATGGTCTCTGAGCACGGGAAACGACTACTGGTAGCTCCCTGTACCTATATGCAAGCCGCAAACGTCAAAAAAGCAGGCTGGGTGTTGGAAGACTGCACTTTGATGAACGTGTTTATGACGCCCGAGGCTCCTACAAGCCTAGAGGACGCTGATCGCTACCAGCGAGAGTTCCACACTACCCCCAACTATAGCGGTGTTGGGCTGGATACGGCTGCCCAGTTAGAGGACGGGAGTATTTAATGTCTTTTGGCGTTATAGCAATAGCATACTTCGGCGGCGCTGCTGCTATTGGCACTGCCGTCGCGGGCGTTTTTACTACCGCTGCTATTAGTGCCATTGCGGCCACTGCAATTGGCGTCGGAACTATCGTCGGCGCAAAATCATTACTTGAGGGTAAGAATCTAGGGGATTCATTTAAAGCCGCTATTAAGGCTGGCGCGACCTCGTACGTTGGAGGCCGCGTAGGGGCTAGTGTATCTAAGTATGTGTCCGGCGTCGCCGAGGGGCTATCCATTAGCCCCGCCACGTCTAAAATTATTGGGAATGTGGTCGGTAAGGCTGTAGGGCAGGGGTCTGGAGCCGCGTTAAATGCGGCGTTTAATAACCAAGATGCGTTTGAGGCGTTTAAAAAAGCAGGCCTCTCTGGATTAGCTTTAGGTACAGCGTCGCAGCTAGTGCAGACCGCTACAGGTGCGTTTGGCTTAGACACCAAAACAGGCGACGCGGTACAGGATTCTATCGCCCGTGCGACTAACACCGCCATCGCAAACCGGCTTGTAGGGAACGATCTAGCTGACTCGTTTGTAAAGAGTATAAAAGGCGATTTAAATCAGTATGTCGCCGAGAAAATAGCGGGCGGGATAGATACGGCGGTTAAGTACGTAGCTTCCGGTAAGTTATCCGCCGCCGAAGAAAAACTAAACGCCGCGCAAACCAAGTTTGCGGAAGACCGCAACACCTCGGAGGACAAGCGCACCGAGGCGTATTTTGCCGCTGCTACTGAGGATAACGAACTTCGCGACCAGCTATTAATGGACCTAGAGGACTCTTTTAACGAGAGACTAGGCGTTGATGAGGACGGCAACGTAGACATATTCAAAGCTGTTGAAGCGACCGGGAACTACTTAGTGGACTACGGCGGGGCCACTCCCGCAGGTAGGTACATGATCCAGCCCGATCCGTATAAATACACGTCCAGTGCCGATTTTAGCAAAGTCAAAGCCTTCCTCTCTGATCCCAGCGATGAGGATGCTGTAAGCCATTATATCCGCTCCGGGATAAACAAGACAAAAAGTGCTATTCAAGAAGAAATTGAAAGTGATGTTCTTGCGCAAATAAACGCTGCACCAGCCGATGAAAGAGATGCGCGGCAAAAGGCCCTCGACCAGTTTAGAGCTATCAACGAGAGGCCCTCCGATTACTCTATACAGAACTATCTCAATGCGTATGAACGTGATCTGCAACCGGCGCAAGCGGAATTTAATGAGGCGCTGTCGAACGCACTAAACGAAGAAGCTGAGAACGCACAGATCGTTGACGACGTGCTCGGCGACTTTGTTACCGCTAACCTCGATTACTTTGAGAAGACGGGGCTCACGCTCTCTAAGGCTGAGCTTGATACGTTAGCTGCGTCTTACGACCCAATAGCTTTATCCAATAGTCTGGCCACGTACCGGGAACAGACTGGCATATCCCCCAGCGCGTCTCAGCTAGACGCGTTCTCTCAATCCGATAACAAAGACACATACTTTACGGATTTAGCAGACGACCTTGCCGTTGCTAAAGCCGCAGGGCGCACTAGACTAAGCGCAATGGTTGATGACGCGTCTATTCGCGTTTTGAATGACTACGAAAGTCAGGGTATATCCATCTCTGATATCACCAACGACCCAACAGGGGAGCTTCAAGCTCAATTTAATCAGCGATCTGCAGACGCACTCCCGGAAATTACCGAAATCATAGGCCTAAGAAAAGAGGCAAAAGCCGCCGCTAAAGACCACGGAGTCGGAAGCTCAGAATATAAAGCCGCGCAGAAGGCGGTGTATGAGGCTGCGGCGGATCTGGGCGTAGACAATTTGGCTCGGATGCCAGACGGTACGATAGTTGATACAGAGCGCGGGGTTATAGATGCGGATACGGGGCTTACCCGTGACCCTAGTAACGGCCCCGATGCCTACTACGATCCAGTTACCCGCGCTGTCCATATATACAATTCTGATCTGGGCGTAGAACTCGGCGTCAGTTTCCCCGGGGAGAAAGCACCGAGTGGCTTAACTTACTACCATACAGGGGCGATGCCCGGCGATGTCGCCGATAGGATAATTGCAAATGATGGCACGCTTGTTCCACCTGATAAGGGTATTAAAGATGACCCCGAGATCGGGGCGATACTGGGGATAGGTAGCTCAGACAACCCGCCTACAGTCGGCGATAGGGCATTGATTGGCGACGGGTCAGGCGCTGGGACGAGCGACGGGGATATTGACCTAGGCTTTTCGTTTATGGAAATAGACGAACTAATAGGCGACGCAGGTGAACTCCCCCGTCCTAATACGGGGTTCACGCTTGTAACGGTAGGCAGTCAAAAACCCGAACTGACCGCTCAAGAAAAGTTCGATCAAGGGGTACTAGTTGGAGGTGACACATCGGGTGGAGGTGACACATCGGGTGGAGGTGACACATCGGGTGGAGGCGATGACACTGGTGGAGGTGATGACACTGGTGGAGGTGATGACACTGGTGAGGGTGGTGATGTATTAGACGAAGTATTACGCGACGTAGACAACGTAGACGGCACGCCAGTAAATGGGTACATGAATAACCGGGGTGAGTGGGTAGTCGGCACGGCGCCTACTCCAGAGGAAGAGGCCGCAGCAGAGGCCAAACGCCTAGAAGCCGAGAGGGTCGAGAAGAAACGCCGAGACGATGAGTTCGACCGCCAGCTTGCTAAAGATAACGGATTTCCTGACCTTGATACCGCACTAGCGTACGGCTGGAATCTTGGTGCGTATCAGAACGATCAGAATACTGCCATGGCTGAGGCCGCAGGCTTCCCGAACTACGCTTCATTCGTGCGGTTCGGCGGCGATATCGATAAGTACACCGCCGCACAAACTAAACCCGTGACTCCGCCCGTGACTCCGCCCGTGACTCCGCCCGTGACTCCGCCCGTGACTCCGCCCGTGGTTGGAGGTGATGACACACTAGTTGGGGGTGACACACTGGGTGGAGGCGATGACACTGGTGGAGGCGATGACACACTAGTTGGGGGTGGTGGAGGTGATGACA